CAGCAAACGACCAACAAACGGTGAAGATCAAGCATATTGGTCTAATGTGTATAACTCTGAAAACTGTTTGAAGATTGCCGAACTAATAAGAGAATTATGTAAAGATGACTGACGATAAGGACAGACATAACACCGCAGAATACTTTATGAACCGTATTCTACCTGAAACATATATGCTACTGAACCGCATCAAAGCTGGTAGCGATACAATGATGGTAGCAGAATTATGAGTAAAGAATTAATAGATCAACTTAACGGATTTGCTGATTGGTTAGAAAAGAACAATAATGTTCATTGTTTCTCTGTTCCACGAAGAGCAGCAATTACAATTGAAAGATTAGAAGAAGAAAATCGTCAGATGCGTTTGCAACTTAATAAACGTGATTTGTATTTGTCAGACTACCTCAACAGAGCAATAGGATTTGTTTTGTTTACTATATACAAAATAAAGAAGAAATGGAAAAAGTAATGTATGAGTATCAAGCAAAAATTCTAAGAGTTGTAGATGGTGATACAGTGGAAGCTGAAGTTGATTTGGGTTTTCACATTAAAATGAATATGACAATTAGATTAGCTGGTATAAATGCACCGGAAATGAAAACTGTTGAAGGCAAAAAGACAAAAGCTGAGTTGATAACTTTATTAGAAAATAAGACAGTAACCATTTTAACTCTCAAAGACAAACAAGAAAAGTATGGTAGATATTTGGGAATTATAATGAAGGGCAATCAAAATATCAACGAATGGTTGGTATAACAGAAAATGGCGGTAAGGTATTATGTATGATGAACTATTTGATCTTGATCTTAATGGTGGCATTCCACACGGCGGCTAATGCAGCAGCTGTTAATGATGGACCATTGAACGTATATCATTCATTAAGCGATAATCCTACTGGCGAAACTCCTACGTATAGTTGGCAAAGAACTCCAACTCCAATGGGTAATGCTGCTAGTAGAGGTTATGCACCAATTGGAGGAGCATCAACTATAGGCACAGTAGGTGCGGGTTCGACAAGAATAATAATTCCTGAACCTGATGTTCCTGTAGAATAAAGGAACAATAAATGAATCTATTTCAAGAAGGAAACTTTATATCACATGCTGGACACGAGTTAAATTGGAAAATTGAGTGTGATGCATTAACTGACGAAGACTGGGATTGTTTAGCAAGGATTATACATGAGCGTACTAGGTTTGGTAGTGTTTACGGTATTCCTCGTGGCGGCGTTAAACTGGCGTTAGCTTTAGAAAAGTATATTACTCCAGGACATCCATTGCGTTTGGTTGTTGATGATGTATATACTACAGGCAAGTCGATGAAAGAAGTAATGAAAGATGATGATTTAGGCTTCGTTGTATTTGCTCGTAATCGTATTCCATTTGATTGTAATAATTACATTCGTGCTATCTTTACCATGGACATTATATGAATGAACTGGATGAAATTTTATTAGACCAATATCATGCAGCAAAAAGAACTATGAGAGTGATAAAAACATTTAAAATATTATTTCCTGAAAGCAAAGAAATTCTGCAAACAGAAGAAGCCAATAAACTTAGACAAAAATTTTTCGAAAACATGATAGAAAATAAAAGTCTACTCAATAAAAAAATAAAGAAAAAACGTAAACAAAAATCTCAAGATATTTTGGATAAAAATCCTATATATTATGTCTACAGAAATACTATCATGGCAGCAGTTTTTAGTTATATGTTTTTCTCTGGCTCTGCTCGAAAGTATTGGAAACAATTTAGAAAAAATAAAAATGAAAAAACCTAACGTTGATAATATGATAGAAATATCAGAAAATGTAATGAGACAAGCTGTCCAATTTATTCCCGAAGAAGAAGAGTCTGGTATCAGAACAGTTTTGAAAGCTGCCGATGAATTCAAGGCAGCTAACATGACTCCCATGTTTATTATGGATAGACATAGCATGTCGATATATGTGGTTGCTAAGGAGACTTTTGGTAAGAAACTACATTAGGAGGTATCTCATGAGTAGATCATATAGAAAACATCCTGGTTTCGGAATCACAACTTCAGAGAGTGATAAGCCTGGAAGAAAAATTGATCACCGTCGTTATCGTCACTATTACAAAGACAAAATTCGTCACGAAGAATATGATGATATTGAACCACCGAACTATAAAGAAAATCCATGGAACTGGCCAAAAGATGGAAAACAATATTGGTTAGATGCTACTGATCGTGATATGAGAAAATAGTATTTGACTTTTAAATGGGGTTATAGTATAAATAATACCAAGAGTGGCAGTTGTCTGTCACCAATGACGAAACTACTGACCACTTGATTTTTATCTCTTAATGGAGAATTATATATGAGTACAGTAACTACTACTGCAGTTGCAGATAAGGCAGACGTCGTCGATCTCCGTGGAATGTGGATTGGCCTAGCCCTTCTAAACACATTCTATCTCATTGTCCGTATCTATGAACAGGTTTATGGCTGGCGTGCCGGACTTGATTCATTTGCTCCAGAGTTTCAGACATATTGGATGTCTATTCTTTGGACAGAGATTCCTCTTGAGCTAGTTTCAGGTCTTGCTCTTGCTGGTTATCTTTGGAAGACAAGGGATCGTGCCGTTGATAGCGTAACTCCTCGTGAGGAAATGCGTCGCCTCGTAGTTCTAGTTCAGTGGCTTGTTGTTTACGCAGTAGCAATCTACTGGGGAGCATCATTCTTTACTGAACAGGATGGAACCTGGCACATGACAGTTATTCGTGATACTGACTTTACTCCAAGTCATATCATCGAGTTCTACATGAGCTATCCAATTTACTCAATCATCGCAGTTGGCGCTTTCTTCTATGCTAAGACTCGTATTCCATACTTTGCTCATGGATACAGCCTAGCATTCTTGATTGTTGCTATCGGACCATTTATGATTATCCCTAACGTCGGTCTAAACGAGTGGGGTCATACATTCTGGTTCATGGAAGAACTATTCGTAGCACCACTACACTGGGGCTTCGTATTCTTCGGCTGGATGGCACTTGGTGTATTTGGTGTTGTTCTCCAGATCCTAATGCGTGTTTCTGCTCTTCTTGGTAAGGAAGGCAGAGCACTACTAGCTGACTAAAAAAAGTAAGGGGGAGGTATTGACTTCCCCCTTGTTCTATATTATATTATAAATGTATCGCCGTAAGGGATACAAATCTAAAACTCGCTTAACAGGAGAAATAAAAATGAATGAACCATTTTCTTTCAATACAGGTAACATCGACAAGTGGTTTGTTGGCGCTGATAGAATGTTAAAGAACATTGCTAACGCACAAGAAACCTACGCAAAAGCAACCAACTGGCCTCCATATAATATCGTAAAGACTGACGACAATCATTATACTATTGAACTTGCAGTGGCTGGTTTCGGTAAGCACAATCTCGACATTGAACTAGCTAATAACACCCTTGTAGTAAAGGGTGGTTTGACTGTTGATGATATGACTGAAGAATCAGTCAATCCTGTCCAATATCTATGGAAGGGAATTGCTGATAGAGTATTCACTCGCAAGTTTACTCTTGCTGATTCAGTTGAAGTGAAAAATGCTGAATATATTAATGGTATGCTAAAGATTTTCCTAGAGAATGTTGTTCCTGAGGAAAAGAAAGCAAAGAAAGTAGACATTAAGTAATCTTCTAAATAAGGGAGGGCTTCGGTCCTCCCTTTTATTATTAGGAGATATACAATGGCTACATTTAAAGAAGCGTTCGCTGCTGCGAGAAAAGCTGGCAAAGAAACATTTGTTTACGATGGTAAACTATACACTACAGACGTTGCTGTTAAGGAAGCAGACGAAACAAAGTTCGTAACTGTTACTAACACTGTTAAAGATTCAAGCGTTCCTTCCGTATCTAAGCTCAAGAAAAACGTATGGCCTCTACAGTCAGAGTTGCGTAAGAAGTTTGGTGTTCCAGATTATGGCGGAACATTTAAAAAGAATATGGTCCAGGTAAATCTACCATACACAATGTGGATGGATGATATTAAAATTACTAAAACTTGGATGAACAAGCTTTGTGCTGATTCTCTAATTCGTGTTTTGACTCATGTTTGGGATGCAAACGAAAGAGATTACGATAAAATCAAAGCGCAACAACTACATATATTTTCAGGTTCATGGAACATTCGTAACATGCGTGGTGGTCATTCTCTTTCCACTCATGCTTTTGGCCTTGCAATTGATATTGCTGCTCCATACAATATGCTAGGCAAAAAGCCAGGTTATAATAAATTCTCTTTCACAGAAAATTCTGTAATCGTCAAAGCATTCGAAGCTGAAGGATGGGTATGGGGCGGGCGTTGGGATAAACGTCCGGACGGTATGCATTTCCAGGCTGCAAGAGTTGGATAATTTGACTTATATAGTGAAACACTATATAATTAATTCGATTGTATAGTAGAAAGGTAGTAATTATGGATTGGAGAAAGCTAACTCCTTGGGTTCTATTAATGCTTGCAGGTTTAACTCTGTTTGCAATTTGGAACGATACGGCAACTCAAAGAAAACACTCTCTAGAAGTTAGTTTCAGTGATTTAGTTACTGAAATTGCTGAAGGTAGAGTTCATGATATTACAATTTCAGGAAATGAAGTTGTAGGTCGATTTAATGACAATCGTTCGTTTGAAACTTATGTTCCTTCTGTAACTACATTCTTACAAAAAATAGAAGGTAAAAAAGTTCAGATCAATGCAAAAGCTCCTGAAGAATCCGGATTGTTGATGAGTATTTTTATCAACCTTCTACCTATTCTAGTATTCTTTGGTCTTTGGATCTGGATCTCCCGTCGTGCTGTAGGGCGTGGAATGGGCGGAGCCATGGGCATGGGCAAGTCAAAGGCAAAGTTACTTAATCCAGAAGAGATTAAAATAACATTCGAAGATGTTGCTGGTGTTGATGAAGCAAAAGCAGATCTAGAAGAAGTTGTAGAATTTCTTGAAGATCCGCATAAGTTCGAACGTCTTGGTGGTAAAATTCCACGTGGTGTTCTACTTGTTGGCCCTCCAGGAACTGGTAAGACTTTGCTTGCCAAAGCAGTTGCTGGCGAAGCAGGTGTTCCTTTCTTCCATCTATCAGGTTCAGACTTCGTTGAAATGTTTGTTGGCGTAGGCGCATCTCGTGTGCGTGATATGTTTGAACAAGCAAAGAAGAATGCTCCTTGTATTATCTTCGTTGACGAAATTGATGCTGTTGGTCGTAACCGTAATGGCGGAAGCTTCGGCGGTGGTAACGATGAACGTGAACAAACCCTTAATGCATTACTTGTTGAAATGGATGGATTTAATGACAATGAAGGTATCATCATTATTGCAGCCACAAACCGTGTGGATGTGCTTGATCCTGCCCTTCTTCGTCCTGGCCGTTTTGATAGACAAGTTACTGTATCCAATCCAGACATTACAGGACGTGAGAAAATTCTTAAAGTCCATACTCGTAATGTTCCTTTGGGGGCAGACGTAGATCTAAAGGTTGTTGCTCGTGGGACTCCTGGATTTTCAGGCGCTGATTTAGCAAATCTTATCAACGAAGCAGCACTAATGGCAGCAAGACGTTCAAAGCGTATTGTCACTGCTCTTGAGTTTGAAGACGCACGTGATAAAATTCTAATGGGTGCTGAACGTAGAACGCTTCTCATGACTGATGAAGAAAAGAAGATGACTGCTTATCATGAAGGCGGACATGCTCTTGTATCTCTCAAGATGGAAGGTTCTATTCCAATTCATAAGGCAACAATTATTCCTCGTGGCCGAGCACTGGGTATGGTTCAATCTCTACCAGAGCGTGACCAAATCTCTCAGTCATACAAGGAAATGATTGCTCATTTAGCAATGGCAATGGGCGGACGTGCAGCAGAAGAATTAGTCTTTGGGTCAGAAAACGTAACTTCTGGCGCTGCAGCTGATATTCAGCAAGCATCAAAAATTGCTCGTGCTATGGTTACACAGCTTGGGTTTTCTGCCAAGCTTGGCAAGGTGGCATACACTGAACCAAACTCAGATGTATTCCATGGTCCAAAGGTTGCAGAAGAAACACAAAAGACAATTGATGATGAAGTAAGAGGCATTCTGGATGATGCTTATTATACTGCATATACTATTCTAAAGAAAAATAGAAAAGAACTAGACACTCTTGCTAAGGGTCTACTAGAATACGAGACTCTTTCAGGTCAGGAAATTCTTGATCTATTAGATGGAAAAGTACCGCTGAGAGACTAAAAAAGATTGGCTCCCTCCTCTTAGGTCTAAGAGTCTAACGAGAGCGCTGGATTACCAGGTGTCTATAGTTGAGTGCACATTATCTATAGATGGAGCCTTTACTTTTCAATAGAAGTAGTTTATAATACTATGTTTGCATCTGTGGGACTATGTCCGGATGCGTTTATTGGAGGATGAATGTTTTATACAAATGTATTTCAACGTGGAAATCGCATGTATGTGCGAGGGTTTGATAAGGGCTTAAGATATACTGATGTTGTAAGTTATAAACCATATTTGTTTATTGCAAAGAATGGTGGAAAGTATAAAACTCTTGATGGTAAGCCAGTAGAAAAACTAGAATTTGATTCTATTGCTGATGCTCGTGATTTTATTGGCCGTTATGATCAAGTTTCTAATATGGAAATCTATGGTCTAACAACGTTCCCATATTTGTATATCTTTGATGCATTTAAAGGCGATATTGACTATGATCCAAAACTTGTTAACATTGCTACCATAGATATCGAGTGTGCTGCTGATGAAGGCTTTCCTGATATATCCAGGGCTGATAAACCTATTACTGCGATTACTCTTCGTAGTCGTAGCCGTAATTACGTTTTTGGTTGTGGGGAATTTACCAGCACCGACGATAAAACCTTCTACACTCAGTGTAGAGACGAATACGAACTCATCCAGCAATTTCTCGACTGTTGGGAAAATCTAGATCTAGACATTATCACTGGATGGAACATTGAGTTCTTTGATATTCCGTATATTGTTAATCGTATTAAAAATCTCTTTAATGAAAGAGAAGCTAAACGCCTATCACCATGGCGTATTCTCGACGAGAAGATTGTCGAGTTCAGAGGGAAGGAAAACCAGTCTTATAATCCTGCTGGAATATCCGTTCTTGATTATTACCAACTCTATCGTAAGTTTATGTTTGGCAACCAAGAGTCATATAAACTGGACTTTATTGCTCAGGTTGAACTCGGTGAAAAGAAGATTGACTATTCGGAATATGGTAACCTTCTTGAGCTCTACAAAAATAACTACCAAAAGTTTATTGAATATAATATTCACGATTGTATTCTTGTTGATCGTCTAGATGATAAGTTAAAGTTCCTTGAACAAACTATGGCATTGTCTTATGACGCCAAGGTTAATTACCCTGATGTTATGACAACTGTTCGTCCATGGGACATTATCATTCATAATTATCTTCTAGAAAGAAATATTGTTATTCCACCATTGAAGCGACAGCTTATGGAAGGTTCTCTAATCGGCGGTCACGTTAAGGAACCTAAGATCGGATTAAGTAAGTGGGTTGTATCTTTTGATTTGAATAGTCTGTATCCGCATTTGATCATGCAGTATAACATTAGTCCAGAAACATTTGAAGAGAGAATACCATTTCCATCAGTTGACGAACTACTAAAGAAAACTAGCGATTTTGAATTCAATAGGGAATGGTCGTATGCTGCCAATGGTTGCTGTTATCGCAGAGATCAACAGGGTTTCTTGCCTGCTCTGATGGAACGTATGTATAATGACCGCACCAAGTATAAAAAGTTGATGCTTGAAGCAAAGCAGAGATATGAGAACAATCCTAACGCTGAAGATGAAAAGCTAGTTGCTCGCTATCATAATATGCAAATGGCCAAAAAAATTCAGCTAAACTCGGCTTATGGTGCATTGGCTAATCAGTTCTTCCGTTGGTTCAGTTTCGATCACTCTGAAGCAATTACAATGTCCGGTCAGCTTTCGATTCGTTGGATTGAAAAGAAGATGAACTGGTATATGAATAAACTTCTTAATAATCATAATGTAAAAGATATAGATTTTGTTATTGCATCAGATACAGATTCTATTTACGTTGAAATGGATCATTTGGTAGCTCACCTAGATACTACTGATGAATTGAAAATTGTCGCAGCAATTGATCAATTCTGTGAACAAAAAATTCAACCATATCTTGATAAGTGTTATGCAGAGCTTGCAGAATATATGAACGCTTATCAACAAAAGATGCAAATGAAGAGGGAAACAATTGCAAATAAAGGGATCTGGCGTGGCAAGAAGATGTATATCCTCAATGCTTGGAATGTTGAGGGTGTTCAATATTCGGAACCGAAACTCAAGCTCCAAGGTATTGAGGCGGTACGTTCAAGCACTCCAAAAGCGTGTCGAGAGAACATTAAAAAGGCTCTAGGTATAATTATGAACGGAACTCAAGACGAGCTTCAAAAGTTCATTGAAAAGTTTCGTGAAGAATTTATGCAGTTACCTTTTGAAGATGTAGCCTTTCCACGTGGTGTTAAGGGCATGTGGAAATATAACAAGGATAAGTCTCAGATTTATGACAAAGGATCTCCGATTCATGTCAAGGGAGCATTAATCTTTAATCATCTATTGATTAAAAACAAAATTAACAGCATTCCTAAGATTCAGGATGGTGATAAGATCAGGTTTGCGTATTTGAAGATACCTAATCCTGTCAGAGAATCAGTTATTGCTGTCCCTGATGAGATCCCTAGAGAGTTAGCCTATATAAATGATTACATAGATCGTGACGTTCAATTTAATAAATCATTTCTAGAACCTCTCAATTCAATTACTGACGTAATTGGTTGGGCTACAGAGAAAAGATCCACTCTGGATGACTTTTTTGCATAAGAGGAAAATATGTCAGTAACATTAAACGAAGATGATGATTTTGGCTTTTCTCTAGTTTCAGAAGAGGAACTAAAAGCCAAAGAAGCAGAGTTACAGGCAAAGCTACTTGAACAATCACAAGTTGTTCAGGAAGTAGTAAAACAAGCATCTCAGACAGAGGCTACTGTAACAGAATATAAAGATAAGTTAAATGGATTACGTAACATGGTTATGCCTTTGCTTAATAATCTAGCAAAGGATCCAACAAAGACTTATGTTTTCTGGCCTGATCGTGCTACTAAAATTAAAGCATTCATTATGAAAGTCAACGCATACGTTGATGGTGCATAATGATTAACTATATCGCATTAGCAACAGCCTTGACACTATCTTTAGTGTCAGGGTTTTATTCTGTTTATGGATTAACAACATTGTTTGCCGCAGCGTTCTGGCCAGTTGTGTTTATGGGCGGAGCGTTGGAGATTGGTAAACTTGTGACAGCCTCTTGGCTTTATAATAACTGGGAAGATACTCCTAGGATTTTAAAATACTATCTAACATCTATTGTTATAATACTAATGTTCATAAGTTCAATGGGAACTTTTGGATTTTTATCGAAAGCTCATATTGAACAATCTATCAAACTTTCTAATACTGCAGACGCAAGCCAGCTTGAAATTATTAATTCGAAAATTAATTTCGAAAAAGAGTATGTTGCAGATTTAGATAAGCAGATATCTCAGATCGACTCGGCTATTTCGAAACTTACTGAGACTGGTAAGGCGGCGAGCTCTCTGAAAGCTGCTAACCAGGAAAGGCAGAATAGAGATAAACTTATTCTGAAAAAAGAAGAACATGTCAAAAATATATCCACACTTACCTCCGACAGAATCCGAGCAGAAGGAGATATTAAAAAGATCGAAGCCGAAGTCGGTCCTGTCAAATATGTTGCAGAACTCATTTATGGTAACCAAGCTCAAGACCATATGGACAATGCTGTTCGGGCGGTAATTATTTTATTAGTATTAGTATTTGATCCTCTTGCTGTTATGTTATTAATTGCAGCAAATGTTGGATTGTCAAAAAACAAGTTGACTACTAACAAGTTTGGGCGTATACTAAAGGAAATGCTTGATAAGAAATAAATTATGCTTTGGGATGATATAATATTTTTGTCGGAAGCAGAGTTTCTGAAATATAATATAAATGAGAAAGGTTTGTTTATGTCGTTAAAAGAACGTTTGATTAAAAATTCAACAATTGACTATACATCTACTCTTACAGATAGTAAGATCTATACCAAAAAGGATATGATCCAGACTCCAGTGCCAATGATTAACGTGGCTTTGTCTGGAACTATTGATGGTGGAATTACTCCTGGATTGACAATGCTTGCCGGTCCATCGAAGCACTTCAAGACTGGCTTTGCTCTGCTTTTAGCATCTTCGTTCCTTAAGAAGTATCCTGATGGTGTTATTCTATTTTATGATTCAGAGTTTGGCACACCACAGTCATACTTTACTAAGTTTAAGATTCCTCTTGACTCGGTTGTTCATACGCCAATCACTGACGTTGAAGAACTAAAGTTTGACATTATGAAGCAGCTAAAAGAAATTAATCGTGACGATCAGGTTCTAATTATTGTTGACTCGATTGGTAATCTTGCTTCAAAGAAGGAAGTTGAAGATGCTATGAATGAGAAGTCGGTTGCTGATATGTCTCGTGCAAAACAGCTAAAGTCTCTGTTCCGTATGATTACTCCACATCTTACATTGAAGGATATTCCTCTTGTGGCGGTCAATCATACATATATGGAAATCGGTATGTTCCCCAAGGCAGTAGTTGGTGGTGGAACTGGCGCTTATTATGGCGCTGATAATATTTGGATTCTAGGTAGACAGCAGGATAAGGATGGTGCAGAAATTGCAGGTTACCACTTTGTTATCAATGTGGAAAAGTCTCGTTACGTACGTGAGAAGTCTAAGATCCCAGTTACTGTTAGTTATGAGGGCGGCATTAATCGTTGGAGCGGTTTGCTCGATATTGCCGTCGAAGGCGGTTATGTGGCTAAACCAAAAGTGGGTTGGTATGCCAAGGTGGATCGTTCAACTGGGGAAGTGGATGGAAAGAACTTCCGAGCAGGTGATATCGTGGACAGTAAAGAATTTTGGATGACAATGTTCCAAGAGACTGACTTCGCTGCATATATCAAGCGCAAGTATTCACTTGACACTGAAGGGACTTTAGTTTATGATGAGGATGAAGAAGTTTAAGAATGTAATGGCCATATTAGCCAACGATGGCGTATGGTGGTGTTATTCTCACGATGATCATCCTGATTGGGGCGTTCATCGTTATGAGGATACTCATTGGTTTAATTATATGTTTAAGAGGTAATAAATATTCATGAGTATTGAAAGAACAATTTTATCTAATTTATTGTTCAACGACGAGTATGGTCGTAAGGTTATTCCATTCCTGAAACCAGAATATTTTCAGGATTATAATGAAAAGATTGTATTTGACCTAATTGATGATTATGTAAAGAAGTATAATTCATTTCCTTCTATTGAGGCGTTAGCCATTGACCTGTCTAATAAGGAAGGTCTAAACGAACAGACGTTCAAGATTGCTAAAGAAATTGTCTCGAGTCTTGAACATGATTCTAACACTAAGCTGGACTGGCTACTAGATCAGACTGAAAAGTTTTGTCAAGATAAAGCATTGTATCTTGCGATCATGCGGTCCATACAAATTATGGATGAGAAAAATGGATCAATCTCCAAAGGAAATATACCGACAATTCTTACTGACGCTCTCGGTGTCTCTTTTGACACCCATATTGGTCATGACTTTCTTGGTGATAGCGACGAGAGATATGAGTTCTACCACCGTAAAGAAAAAAGAATACCTTTCGACCTGGACTACTTCAATACCATCACCAACGGCGGTATCCCTAACAAAACTCTCAACATCGCACTTGCCGGTACTGGCGTTGGTAAATCCCTCTTCATGTGTCACTGCGCCGCAGCAAATCTTGCCAAGGGACTTAACGTCCTGTATATCACACTCGAAATGGCAGAAGAAAGGATTGCGGAGCGCATCGATGCAAACCTACTAGATACTGCTGTTGATGAGCTAGAACTTATGCCCAAGCAGTCTTATGACACTAAGATCAACAGACTGAAAGAAAAGTTTACAGGTAAGTTGATTATCAAAGAATACCCAACTGCTTGTGCAGGTTCTGCTAACTTTCGTCATCTATTAAATGAACTACGTATTAAAAAGAACTTTGAACCAGATATTATATATATTGATTATCTGAATATTTGTTTGTCATCGAGGATTAAGCATGGAGCCAACGTCAATTCTTATACCCTTGTCAAAGCAATCGCAGAAGAGCTCCGTGGGTTGGCAGTTGAGTACGACGTCCCTATCGTCTCAGCAACTCAAACAACTCGAGGAGGCTATTCGAACTCAGACGTGGGATTGGAAGATACATCGGAATCCTTTGGACTACCAGCCACAGCTGATTTTATGTTTGCACTCATCTCCAGCGAAGAACTTGAAAGTCTCAACCAGATCATGGTTAAACAGCTCAAGAATCGTTACAATGATCCTGGGAGTAATCGTAGGTTTGTGCTTGGCATTGATCGCAGCAAAATGCGACTATACGATGTGGAACAATCTGGTCAAGATGGATTGGTTGATGATCGCCCAGTGATGGACAAGGGCAAGTTCATGGAGGAAGAAAATGAACGAGGGAGACCAAAGAAGAAGTTCGACAGAAGCAAATTTGACGGGTTTAAGTGATAAGATCTCAACTTTGACAAACGAACGTCAAGAAGACATAGATCGTAAATTCAGACTTCTAATGGCCGAAGAAATCTGGATGATGGTGAAAGGAGTGTCAATTCCCGATAGCTATTCCGAGGCTGATAGGTTACATATCTTCGAAAGGTATTATCACCGAGCATCAGCACAAAGACAAGGAGAGTAAATTGATAGTTTGTTCCTGTAACTACATAGACACAGCGGATATAAAGGCTGTTCTAAATTATGCTACGGAGCCTAACGAACAGCAAGTATTGAATATGCTTGCTTGGAAACCAGAGTGTTCCTATTGTAAAGACCTGCTTAGAAATGAAATTCGTAGATGCATCAAGGAGATTACTGATGACTGTTGATTATAAGGTGGTTAATGTCGGCGAAACTCATTGCGTGGAGGAGAGATCCACTGGGTATATCATTAAGTCTTTCGATGATGTCTCTGATGCCAAGAAAATGATGAAATTTTTAAATCTTGGAGGCGGTTTTGCAGGTTTTACACCTGAATTTATCGTCCGTAAGCTTCAGCCTGCACTAAATAAGAATAGCAAAAATATGTAGGATGCCTAGAGCATCAGCGGCACGAGCCACAATAGAAGGGCCACGGAATAGTCGGGAGTAAATGGTGGGGTTCCACCCGACACATATTGCGCTAGAAGAAATTCGGAGGGTAGGTTCGCCTACCCTCTTTTTTGT